GCGGGAGGTCCAACTTGAAGATCATCAAGACTCGTCTGGTTGTTGCCCTGCCCCACCAACGTAAACAGATTCAAAAAGAACCGATACCATTCGCGTGAGATAAGACCCGTCTTTTCGTCAATAATACTGACGCGGGGTGCGGGTATGTTAGTGATGTTAAGCATTGGTCGGCGTTATGAGGAGTTCCGCGCCCATAATCGCTGTCTTTACAGGATCGGTCATTGATAATTCATAGACCCTATCGCGCAACTTCATGGTCATCCCTAGACGCCTAAACCAAACGCGGTGGCCGTACTCACCAATCTTTCCGACCGAAGATGTACGGTAGTTAGACCATGTGTGACCGCCATCATCAGACCAACGTAGCATGACCTCAGGGTCAGCGCCTTGCGTGCCTGGAAGCTGTTGCTCTTCAATGAAGTAGTCACCTGTTTCTGTCACTAGATAGTTGCCGCCTGTTTCAGTGATGAAATAAACGTTCTCGGTGCGTGGATAGCCGTTTAAACCAACGCCAGACTCAATGTCGATCTGCATCGAATACTGCGCGGTACGTTTGAGGTTGTTTTGGCCGGTCGGCAGCGCCCGCCACGAGCGCAGCCACTTTTGTATCTGACCGTTGTCAGCGTAGGTGTCAAGGTCAAACGCGTAAATATTGCCGTTTTGATAGTCGCCCACAATAATTTTATTGTTGAACGCCATCTGACAATTGCTGCGGTGCCGCGTAAATGACCCGTTATTCCACCCAGCGCGCTCATGCCATGCGCCTGTCGCAACGTCATAGACCCAGGTTGTGTTGGCGCTGGGGAAGATAAGCACGTAAAAGCTGTGGCCGTCTTGCTGGTAGGTGTATGCAAGCGCGTCAGTAAGATTGCCGTACTGTTGAATTTGCCACTCAACCGCGTGGGTACTGATGCGTTGGCCGGTGTAACCGTTAGCGCGGTAGACAATACCTTGGCCTCTGGCGTCAGCGCCCAACCAAAACAGACCGTTATCCATCTTAGCGATGGTGTACGCTGATATACAGCCAATCTCATTAAACGCGCCTTGGATGCGCTGTAACGGGAAATCAGGCGTACCAGCGTCGTACCAAACTTCAACGGTACTTGTGCCGTACACCCAAACTTCACGATGATCAACAATAAGACCCACCACACCGTCGGGTGATCCTTCAGCGCTTGCAAAGTCAAGCGGATCAATAGACGTACCATCAAGCAGTTGCGTAACCCAAATACGTTGGCTGTTAGGCTCATTAAAAACAAAGTAGCCGTCGATATAGCCAACCGTTACCGCACCAGGAAAATCAGGGTCTATGATCTGACCAAATTCGCCGGTGTCAATGTTGTAGATGTAGCTAGGACCGTTGCAGGCAATGAATAACTGTATGCCGTTGTCAGCCATGCTGACAGGGCCAGTGCCAGGAATAGAGCCGATAAGCGTAGCGGCGTAGCTGGTGTTGATTCGGTACAGTTCGTTACCGGATACAACAAACGCGGTACTGTTATCAGACGAAAAAGTCCATAACCCTCTAACAGGACCGCTGCCGATCGTAGCAAGGTTTAGTAGACCAGGGCAGCGCTGAAGAAACGCAGGTTCTTTGCCGCCTTCCGGCACTACCTCTGGAAATAAATTGACCATCCTCGCATCGGCTGCGTTGACGGAACGGGCAACGTAAGTCGAGCCAAGGATCGGCGTTTTCATTAGAAGTTATTGGCGTAGATGTTGTACCGTTGACGCGTCGCAACAATCGGATAAGGTATCGCCATAAGATCGCCAGGAAAGTTAACGCGTTTAATGTTGCGCTTACTTGACATGGCAATACGCTGTACCTGCGGCGAAGGTTCTACACCAAACTCAGGCGCTAACTCGCACGCTAGGTTGTAGCGAAACGCGCGTAAATAGCCTGGTGGAAAGTACATGTCTGTAGCGACGCTTGACACTTCATTGAGCGTTTCTACCGAAATAATGTGCCACTCTAAGGCTTTAATAGGTACAGGGTAAATGGTCATCTCAATATCAGGAAAGGTATTGTTGACCCATAAAACCTGCGGATAGGTGGACGTAACCGTTTTAAACGCGATGCCGTCGTACTGCTGCTGATTGATAAGTTTGACGCCAAACGACAACCCTGATGAAGGGTCTTTAAAATAAGTTGCGTCGTCAACTTCGATAGGACGATTGCCAACAAAATCACCAGTAGGCCCAAGCGTGCGGGACATGGTGTAAGCAGGCCATGTAAACACCTGATCTTGCGTGCTAAACACCGACAGGCGCTCGGTATCCCATGACTGAATCATTTGATTCATCGCCATGATGGAATCTTGCATCACAGCAACCGAGGGCTGTTCACCTTCGGCCAACACGCCAAGAAGTCTAAGCGACCCTTCAATCAATTCAGCGGCAGTTGTCATGACTCAATCTCCTGAGGTCTGCGACTGCGACGACGTGGTTGAAGTTCGTTAACAGTCTCATGCTCATCCGTTACGGCATTAGGATCATACGCTTCCCAGCCATTTTGTCTGTCATGTTCAGCTTCCATGTCAGATATAGCAACTTTAGCACCATGCGTAGGGTGGCGAAGATAGATGACGGCCATAATTTTAAATGGGGGTAGTTAGCCCCCGCGCCTTTACACGCAATGAATTACAGCAAAATTAATAACAACTGCTTCAGACAGCGAGCCGCCTGAGATGTTACGCACGGTAATTGACGCAGAACCTGCGCTTATACCGGAAACCCAGCAGTTATACGCGCCAGCCGTAGCACCACCGCTTACGTTCAGAATCAAGATGTCGTTAGTAGAAATAAGCGAGTTGTTTAACGTAAAAGTTACGTTGGTTACGCTCGCCAAAGCTGCGTTATTCATCGTGATCTGACCGGCGGCTTTGTTAAGCGTTACAGCGGTCGATTTGCTAGTAGCCTGAGTTACCGTACCTTGAGCGTTTGCTGTGTAACCAAACTGTTCATCAGACAATATGTACTGCGCGCCGATGATGTCTTGGTCAGTGAAAGCAACGCCGATTGGCTTAGTGTTTGACATAGCTAATCCTTTTAAAAATAGGGGGCGAACCCCCTATCGATTACGCAATCCGATAAGCCGTCCAAGTGCCGTCGCCGGTCTTGCGAGCCAGCCATTGCGACGATGTACCTGCCGATACCGCAGCCGTGCCAACAAGCGTCCAACCCGTGCCTGCCGTTACGGTCACCGCATCTGTACTGTCGATGTTAACCACCGCAAACGTAAACGCTGCATTGATCTTAGCTGCGGAAGAAACTTCAGCCTCAAGCAACGCAACCGTAGGCAGCGTCATTGCGCCAGCGGTGCCGTCAAACGTAAACAGACCGTTTGCTAGTTGAGCCGCTGTGATTGTAGCTGCGCCAGTAAGCGCGGTAGGAGCACCTTGAACAAACAACAAAGCCTCGCCGGTATTACCGTCGTTGTACTGATAGCCACCAGCACCGTTAGGAATTGCCATGATAAATCCTTTCAAAAAATAATTCGGTAAGGGGGCCGAAGCCCCCTAGATTAATTAACCCCAGAGACGAACAGCCATTTGCGGACGAATCACGCTGTAGCCGTACAGCACGTCAATACGGCAGGGCATACGGTCATTGTTGATGTCGTACTGACGAACAATACGCATCGAGATGCCGTTATGAACCTGACGCGATGCCATGTCAACGCCTTGCGGCATCATCAAATCGGCAGTAGCGAACGTGATGGCGTCTTTGTGGTAGACGAGGTTTTGTGGGTACTGCGACGAAGCAGCGCCGACAAACACGACAGCTTTGCTGGTGGCTGGAAGGCTAGCCACGGTTGCAAGCGCGTTGCTGGCCGAGTACATCGGAGCAACCGTCAAATTACCTGCGCCAGAACCGTTAAGCGTCACATCAACCGTTACAACGAACTGGAACAGCGAACCAGTTGATTCACGGGTCTGTGGGTTAACAGCGTAGCAGTCAGCCACGGTGAACACGTCGCCAGCCTTAACCGTTGCGTTAGCGCCTGCGCCAGTGATGGCGATGGTGGTTGCGCCTTCGCTGGTAACAGCCGCAGAAGTCGTGCCGCCGGTAGCCGTACGCGAGCCGGTCGTAAACTGCTTAATCGACTGAGACATCTTGATCTCATCAAACCCAAGCACGCCGACGCCCATCATGCCGTTCTTGAACTGACGGCTGATCGTGTCGGTGGGGTTGAAAAGACCTTTCATGCCTTCAACCAAACCAGCGTTAGCAGCAGGATTGACTGTGGCGTAACGGGGCGACATAACAGCAGCGTTCTCGTTCAGTTTCTGTTGAGCTTGCAACAGAACCAACGACGTGCCAGGTGTCGTGCCAGGCGTACCAACCGTGTTACCGATGTACTGGTAAGAATTAGCAACGTCTGCATCGATGCTAGCGGCAAGCTGGCTAATACGAGGCTTGAGCACGCGCTCTGCGAAGTCGTCCAACTGCAACGTCAATTCAGCAGACGTGAAGTTAACGCCGATGTGCTTTTGCGAAGCAACCGTTAAGGTGGTGTACTGCTCGTTGTCGCTTTGGACTTGCAGTGCAGCACCATCCGTTACAAGTGCGCGGTCCGGTAGGCGGATACGCAAGGTCGAACCAATTTTGGCGCCTTCAACAGCAAAGCTATCGTCGTACTGACGGTTAACGTTGCGGGTTAAGACAAGATTATTCTCAAGGATTTCAAGCGCCTTGCGAGTAATCATGTCGATGGTAAGTAGACTATTTGCCATGACAATTCCTTATCAAAAAGTTAGCGGATACGGTTTTGAGCTTCCCATTTCTTAATCTGCCTTTGACGCTCGGCTTCAATCCACTCTGACGTTGACATTTCCTTAATCGAACGCGGGTCAGTCGTGTCTAAAACTCTTGCGTTGCCACCCCGAGGAGTGACAGGCTGAATCGGCGCGGGAGCGCTCGTTGATTTCTTAACAGGAGGATTTTCGCTCAACTTCGCTTCAATCTTCCCAATTTCTTTGGCCTGCAAAAAAGGCGACAACTTGGCAATACGATCGGCTTCTTTCGGATTAGAACCAAGGTAGTAAGCCACCTCGGGGCCAACATCAGACGCTTGAATCGTTTCAGCCATCACTGACGTAATTGGAAGACGAGGGTTGTACGCAACTTGCTCAAAATCTTCGTACTTAGTTCGTGCTTCTTCTTCGCGCTCGTGATAGACCTCAAGAACTTCGGCTCGCTGTCTTTCTGCATCCCGTCGAGCAAGTAGTTCAGCAGCTTTTCGTTCGGCTAACGCTTCCGCGTATTCCTCAGTCGAAGCAAAACTATCTTGCGCTGGTAATTCACTAGACAGCATTTCAGGCGTTGAAGCCCTCAGCTTTTGTTCCCGTTCCCACTTGCGTTGCTCTCTTGCAAGTCGTTTGCTGATCATCGCGTCAAGTTCAGCCTGGGTAAATCGCTTTTCCTCAGTCTGCTCTGGCGCTTGTTCAGCGACCTCCGGCGCATTTTGTGCAATCTCCGTGGTGGCCGTCACCTCGGTTGCTGGCGCGGATTCAACTTCCGCTAAGTTTTGACTTTCGTCGCTCATGATTCACTCGTTAGAGTCTCGGTCTACTGGGCCGATACAGTTAAAACATCATATATTACGGGGCTTACTGTGGCAATACAAGTTGTGATGTTGTTAGGTTGGCTACCTGTGAAGAGCTAAAGAAGGTTACGTCGATGACTGTAAGAGGCTCTACAACCTCAACAGTCCCCCACGATCCTTCTACCCAGCTTCGTGTATCGTGCTGCCAGTTCCATTGGTAACCTGCTCTGTCTGCTGGCTTAGGGTTTCTTACGATCCATTCCCAATTTAACCATACAAGTTCCTTGCCTTCAGGAATCTCTGTAGGAGGTGATGGAGCCTGTTGCCAGCCCTCTGTGCCGTCTGTCTCTTGTGATGGGATAGACCCGTTTTTAGTCCAGTACATATCTATCCTTTATAACGTGGGAAACGCTGCTGTTGGGGGCGTAAAGTTG